ACGCTCTTCCGATCTCTTTATATTTTCTCCGGTGGGATTTTTTCTAAGATGTTTTTAAGGGTCCTATGGCGCTGTTCCCCCTAAATGTTGTTTGTCGTGTGTGAACCTCCTATTGATATTTTTGATCTCCTTTCTGATGGAGTGCTAGTGCTTGATTCAGTTCCATAGGACTCTTAAAAACATCTTAGAAACTGTAGATAATCTTAATTAAAAGGAGGTGAGGGTGCATGGGAAGGCGACCTAAGTCTACTCAAAACGAGACAATCCGAGAGATAAGACCTGCTTTAAATCCTGATGCAAGAGAACAGCAGATGATTTCATTAGCAGTCGATTGCGCTGAGAAGCAATTGCTAGAAGGAACAGCATCCTCTCAGGTTATTGTGCACTATTTAAAATTAGCAACAAAGAAAGAACGAATTGAAAATGAGATTCGAGAGGAACAAAAGAAATTAATCGAAGCTAAGACCGAAAATCTTCAGTCCGCAAAGCGTGTCGAAGAACTTTATCAGAAAGCGATGGATGCTATGTCTGTTTATACGGGGCACACAAATGGCGATTAGAACATATTCGGAGCTTATCACATTTCCAACTTTTTTAGATCGGTTTGAATACTTAAGACTAAACGGAAAAGTTGGAGAAGAAACATTTGGATACTATAGATATTTGAACCAAGTCTTCTATCGTTCTTCGGAATGGAAAAAAATTAGAAACTTGGTAATCATTCGAGATAATGGTTGCGATTTAGGACTTTCTGGATACGATATCCATGGCAAAGTGTATATTCATCATATGAATCCGATTACAGTTGATGATATTCGCAACAGAAGTGACTTTTTGTTGAATCCAGATTATTTGATTTGTGTATCGCATATGACACACGAAGCAATTACTTATGGCGACAAGAATTTACTTTTATTGGAACCGATGGAACGGACAAAGAATGACACTTGCCCATGGAGACGATAAATTATGGAAAGTATTTTATTATCAATAAAAAAATTGCTCGGCATTGATCCTGAGATCACGCAGTTTGATAAAGATTTGATTATGGACATTAATTCAGTTTTTATGATTCTTGCTCAGATTGGTGTTGGACCAGAAGAAGGATTCACAATTTCAGACAGTTCAGCAACTTGGTCAGATTTTACGTCAATGCGAAATATTGAAGCTGTTAAATCATATGTTCATCATCGGGTTCGCTTATTGTTTGATCCGCCTACTAATTCGACAGTTATGGAATCTGAAAAACAGATTATTGCTGAATTGGAATGGCGTCTCAATATTAATTGCGATTGCGACTAGGAGGTGAACCAAATGAACCAAAATGAACTTTACCATTATGGTGTTACTGGAATGCGTTGGGGCGTTCGCCGATATCAGAACCGTGATGGAACATTAACCAAGGCTGGAAAAAAACGTGCAGCGAAGCTTGAAACACAGTATGCAGCATTAACTGGCAAATCTTTACACAAAACGTCTTCTTCAAGTTCTAAACAAAGAAGAAAAACTGTTTCGGAAATGAGCGATGAGGAACTTCGTAAGGCTGTTAATAGATTGCAGATGGAAAAACAGTACAAGCAGCTAGTTTCGGAAACCGCTGTTCAGGCAAGAGGAAATAGATTTATTAATAAATCGAAAAATGTATTATCTAAATCTTTAGAAAATGCTATCAGTCAAGCTATTACACAAACCATAAAATCATCAATCGATTCAATAATCAAGAACAAAAAGCGATAGGAGCTGATAAATTATGGCATTGTCAAACACTGCCGTTCCATATTATTACGGCAAATTTAGAGATGCCGTAATGAATGGTATAATTCCGGTCTGCCAGCAAATCTCGATGCAGATGAACCGAATAGATGAAAAAATCGCAAACCCCCATTATTACTACGACGATAAAGCTATTAATGGTTTTATTCGTTACTGTGAGGATGAGCTGACTTTGACTGATGGATCTGACATGCATTTGTTGGATTCTTTTAAGTTATGGGCAGAAGACGCCTTGTCATGGTTTTACTTTGAAGACAGAAGCGTTTATGTTCCTAATGAAGACGGGCATGGCGGACACTACGAGCGTAAGCGAATTCGTAAGCGTTTGACCAACAAACAATATCTGATTGTAGGTCGAGGTGGAGCTAAGTCTGTCTACGATTCTTGCATTCAGTCATACGGCCAGAATTGTGACACATCCACAACACATGGTATCACAACAGCGCCGACAATGAAACAATCTGAAGAAGTTATGTCATTGATAACGACTGCTATCACTAGAGCTAGAGGCCCACTCTTTCAGTTTTTAACTGAAGGATCTTTACAGAACACAACCGGTTCACGAGCTAATCGAATGAAATTAGCATCAACCAAGAAAGGCATCCAGAACTTCTTAACAAATTCACTGATTGAAATTCGTCCAATGTCGATTGATAAACTGCAAGGATTAAGATGCAAGTACGCAACTGTTGATGAATGGCTATCTGGAGACTTAAGAGAAGACCCGATCGGAGCTATCGAGCAGGGAGCTTCCAAAGTTGACGATTATTTGATTGTTGCAACAAGTTCTGAGGGTACAGTTCGTAATGGACCTGGAGATACCGTCAAAATGGAATTGATGAAGATTCTTAAAGGCGAGTATTATAACCCACATGTATCAATCTGGTGGTATAAGTTAGATTCTATTCAAGAAGTCGGTAATCCTGAAATGTGGTTAAAAGCCAATCCAAATCTTGATAGAACCGTTACTTATGAAACTTATCAGAGAGATGTTGAAAGAGCTGAACAAGCTCCCGCAACTCGTAATGATATTTTGGCAAAGCGTTTTGGGCTCCCAATGGAAGGCTACACATATTTCTTCACTTATGAGGAAACGTTATGCCATCGAAAAAAATATTATTGGAATATGCCGTGTGCAATGGGTGCCGACTTATCTCAAGGCGATGATTTCTGCGCTTTTACATTTTTGTTTCCATTATCAGATGGCAGTTTCGGTGTTAAGACTAGAGATTATATCACAGAAGATACCTTGAACAAATTGCCTTTGGCTATGAGAGACAAGTATGAGCAATTTATTAATGAGGGAAGCTTGATAGTTATGCAAGGCACTGTTCTGGATATGATGGATGTCTATGAAGACTTAGATAATTTCATTGTAAATAGTAATTATGAGGTAGTATGTTTCGGTTATGACCCATATAATGCCGTAGACTTTGTCGAAAGATGGTCGAAAGAAAACGGTTCATTTGGCGTTGTTAAAGTTATTCAGGGCTCAAGAACAGAATCGGTACCGTTGGGAGAATTGAAGAAATTGGCTGAAAATCGTTTACTTCGATTCGATGAAGAGTTAATGAAATTTGCAATGGGGAACTGCATTGTTGCAGAAGATACTAATGGTAACCGTAAACTTTTGAAAAAGCGAAGAGAAGCAAAAATTGATGCAGTTGCTGCTATGATGGATGCTTTTGTTGCTTGGAAATTAAATAGAGAGGCTTTTGAATGATATGAATGAACTTTATTCAATTAGAATGACTGGAGACTCGGTTCTCCAGCATTATGGTGTTACTGGAATGAAATGGGGGCATAGGAAATCGAAATCTGAACTTAGAACAAATGTATCGACAGCAAGGAAAAATCTTATGACATCGACTAGAAATTTTGGATCAGCATATGCTAAAGCCTACGCTTATTCACTTGCACATCCTGTATCGCAGTTTAAGTCAAAGAAACGAAATGTTGAAGCTAATAAAAGATGGAGAAATGCTATGACCACTACCACCGGCGTAAAAAGAAGTTTAGCTGCATATAGCAAAGCTAAAAAAATATATAAAACAGAACGCAATGCTGCATACAAGAAATCTATTACTAGCGCGGGACATAAGTTTATCGCCAAAATATTAGAGAGCAATGAAAACTATTACAGATCTAATCAAATGAGCGATGCTGCAAATATGTATAAGAGAGACAAAGAGCGCCATTTGAAGGCTGCTAAATAAATGCAAGGAGAATTCAAAATGGCATTATTAGATAGATTCCAAAACGCTTGGAATGCTTTTAGAAACAAAGATCCGTCAAACGGGTCTTATTTTAGTTATGGAGAAAGTTCTTCTATTCGACCAGATCGTCCAAGACTGATAAGAGGCAGTGAACGTTCGATTATCAATTCGATCATCAATCGTATTTCAATTGATGCATCTTCTATCGACATCAAGCATGTAAGATTAGACGAAAATCAACGTTATACAGAAGATGTTAATAGCGGATTAAACAACTGCTTAACATTAGAAGCAAATCTCGATCAAACGAGTCGAGCATTCTTTCAGGACGTCGTAACGTCAATGTTGGATGAAGGCTGTGTGGCAGTAATTCCTGTTGATACTAGCATCGACCCGAGAAATACAGATTCTTACGATATTCTTAGTCTTCGAACAGGAAAAATTCTCGAATGGTATCCAAAACATGTACGTGTTCAAGTGTATAACGAGCGTACAGGTCGAAAAGAAGAAATTGTTGTTGAAAAGAGAACAACCGCAATTATTGAAAATCCGATGTATTCGGTTATGAATGAATACAATTCAACCATGCAGCGTTTAATTCGAAAATTAGCATTGCTTGATATAACCGATGAGAGTACTGCTTCAGGTAAGATGGATTTGATCATTCAGTTACCTTACACCATTAAAACTGAGACTCGAAAGGCTCAGGCAGAGTCCCGTAAGAAGGACATTGAAATGCAGTTAGCAACTTCCAAATACGGAATTGCATATATCGATAGCACGGAAAAAATTACACAGTTAAATCGTTCTGTTGAAAACAATCTCATGAAACATGTTGAGTATTTAACGAGTATGCTTTACAGCCAGTTAGGATTAACAGCAGAAGTCATGAATGGTACAGCAGACGAGCAAACTATGCTGAATTATAATAACCGAACTATCGAACCAATTTTATCAGCAATCGTTGATGAATTCAAACGAAAATTTCTGACGAAGACTGCTCGAACACAGAATCAGTCTATTGAATTTTTCAGAGATCCATTCCGTTTAGTTCCAGTTAATAACATTGCTGAAATTGCTGATAAATTGACTCGAAACGAAATTATGACATCCAACGAAATTCGTAAGATAGTTGGTATGAAGCCATCTAAAGATCCTAAAGCAGATGAACTTCGAAACAAGAATCTGAGTCAGTCAAATGCTGACATAGCTGCTAAGAATGGAAGCTATGAATCATATGATGATAAAAACTACGAGGAGGAATAATTCAAAATGGCAAAGTGGGATTTCGGTGGCTGGGCCACTAAGAATAATCTCAGATGTTCGGACGAACGTATCATCATGAAAGATGCTTTTAAAGACAATGACGGTCAGACAGTTCCTTTAGTTTGGAACCATCAGCACAATGATCCAATGAATGTACTTGGGCACGCATTGCTTCAGAACCGTCCAGAAGGTGTTAGAGCATATTGCAAATTTAATGATACAGAATCGGGACAGAACGCAAAACGATTAGTCGAGAATGGAGACATCTCGGCTCTTTCTATTTTTGCAAATCAGTTAAAACAGCAAGGCAAAAATGTTACGCACGGTGTTATTCGTGAAGTAAGCCTTGTATTAGCCGGAGCGAATCCAGGAGCAAGAATTGACGCAATCATGCAGCATGCTGATGGCTCAGATGACTCTGCAATTATTTATACCGGCGAAAGTATCGATACGGAATTAAGTCATTCCGATGATGAACCTAAAAAGGAGGAACCAAAAGTGGCAGATAACGAAAATAAATCAGTAAAAGATATTTACGATGCCATGACTGAAGAACAGAAAGACGTCGTCGCTTATATGGTTGGCATGGCACTGGAAGGCGACGCAGGCAATGATGATGAGGAGGGTAATCCGGAAATGAAACATAACATTTTTGACAATGACCAGGAACAGGAAACAAATGTACTTAGCCATGATGCCATGATGACAATTATCAACGATGGCAAGCGCTATGGTTCTATGAAAGAAAGTTTCTTAGCACATGCTGATGAATATGGCATTACTGATATCGATTGGCTGTTCCCAGAAGCAAAAACACTTAACAATCCACCGGATTTCATTAAGCGAGAGACTGAGTGGTGCGCAAAACTGATGAACGGCGTTCACAAGACACCTTTCAGCAGAATTAAGTCTATGTTTGCAAACATTACAGAAGATGAAGCCAGAGCAAAGGGCTACATCAAAGGCAAATACAAGAAAGAAGAAGTGTTTAGCCTGCTTAAGAGAACTACAACACCAACAACAATTTACAAGAAACAGAAGATGGATCGTGACGATGTTATCGACATCACAGATTTCGATGTAATCGCTTGGTTAAAGACAGAAATGCGTATGATGCTGGATGAGGAAATTGCAAGAGCGATTCTTGTTGGTGATGGCCGCCTTGCTTCTTCTGATGACAAGATTAATGAACAGAACATTCGTCCAATCTGGACTGATGAAGACCTGTTTTCAGTTAAAGTTAAAGTCACATCTACTGCTGGCGCTACTGATGAAGAGAAAGCTAAGACATTCATTAAGTCAGCGATTAAGAATAGAAAGAATTACAAAGGTTCTGGTAATCCTATCCTGTTTACAACAGAAGATATGATTGCAGACATGCTTCTGATTGAAGATACAACTGGCAGACGTATTTACAACAGCATTTCTGATCTGGCGACAACTCTTCGTGTAAGAGAAATCGTTCCTGTTGAGATTATGGAAGGTCTTCAGAGAGACGTTGGCAGCGACAAATACGATCTGCTCGGTATTATGGTTAACCCAGCAGACTATAACGTGGGCGCAGACAAGGGCGGTGCTGTATCTATGTTTGATGACTTTGACATCGACTACAACCAGCAGAAATATCTGATGGAAACAAGATGTTCTGGTGCACTGATCAAACCTTATTCAGCACTTATCTTTGAAACTAAGGCAGCCTAGTCGAAGGAGGATTATAGACGATGAAAAATATTAAATTTCATGACGCCGACTTAAAATACGTTGAAGCTATGTATTTATATGCAGATGCTAGCAGTAAATTAACAGTTGACGAAGCTGGTAAAGAAACGGTTACTGAGGAACAGCTTAAAGTGATTGAAAGATTTTTCCTTGCTGGAAAAGTTATTGTGCAGACAAGCGATAAGAAGTTCTGTAGGCCGGTTGCTTATGCAAATAAAGTCTTTACATGTGTTGTCCCTAAGGCTTCACCAACCGCTATCACAGATGTGATTAAAGACTTTACAGTAAAGACTGCTTAAGGAGAAAAATCAAAATGGCTAGGTATTACGGATACGTTGGATATGCAGAATGCACTGAAAATGAGTCTGGGATTGTCAAAGAGAAAATGGTGACTAAGCCATACTACGGAGACATCATCCAGAATGCTAGACGTCTGGAAGCCAGCGGTTTAATGCACGATAACATTACAATTTCGAACGAGGTGTCTATTGTTGCTGATCCGTATGCCTTCCAGAATTTTCATGCTATGCGATATTTGACATTTATGGGCTGTAAATGGAAAATCACTAATATTCGAGTAGAATATCCGAGATTAATTTTAACGACAGGAGGAATCTACAATGAGTAATGGTGATTGGAGAGGCTTGAAGAAAATCTTGGAAGAAATTCTTGGCAGCAAAGAAGTCTATTATCAGCCGCCACCAAATATTCGCATGAAATACCCTGCGATAGTATTTGAACGAGAAGACATTCAGAACACATTTGCTGATAATCTCGTATACACGCAGGCCACATCTTATAAAGTAACAGTCATGGACAAGAACCCTGATAGCGAAATTGTTAAACGTGTTTCTCGCATTCCTACATCACGATATGTACAATTTTTCGTTACGGATAATCTTAATCATGACATTTTTATTATTTTTTATTAGGAGGATTAGGCAATGGCAGGTAATGCACTTGTATGGGACGAAACCGGCAAGAGAACTTATGAAACCGGTGTGGAAAATGTCGCTCTGTATGTTATGGACGACACTGGCACATATGGAGAAGGTGTCGCTTGGAATGGTGTAACTGGTATCACAGAGTCACCGTCTGGAGCAGAAACAACATCTTTGTATGCGGATGACATTAAGTATTTAACTTTAATTTCAGCAGAAGAATACGGCTTCACAATTGAAGCGTATGGATCGCCTGAAGAATTCGATGCTTGTGATGGTATGGCCGAATTAACTAAGGGCGTATCTGTTAGACAGCAGTCTCGTAAACCATTTGGTTTAGCTTATAAAACAAAACTCGGCAACGATGTAAAGGGCACAGATTATGGTTACAAGCTTCATCTCATTTATGGTGCACAGGCTTCTCCATCCGAAAAGGGCTATTCTACAATTAATGACAGTCCTGAAGCTATTACACTTTCTTGGGAAGCGACAACAACACCAATTAATGTAACCGGTCATAAGGCTACCGCACACATTGAAATTGATAGCACAAAGATTGATCCTGCAAAACTTCAGAAGCTTGAAGATGCTCTGTTCGGGGGTACAGCTAAGCCGAAGCTGCTTCTTCCAGATGAAATTGTTCAGACAGTTAACGCAGCAGGCTAAAAATCAAAATGGAATAATTTAATATAGTAGTAGCACGGTATTCAGTTTGGCTGGCCGTGCTTTTTAGTAAAGGAGATTAAAATGTTAAAGATTACAAAAACTTACAAAGATTACAATGATGTTGAAAGAACAGAAGACTTTTATTTCAATCTGTCAGAGGCAGAACTTCTCGACATGGAAATGACTACAGCTGGAAGTCTTACAGAAATGATTGAAAAAATCGTTAATGCGAAAGATATTCCTACAATCGCCAAATGGTTCAAGACAATTGTGCTTAAGTCATATGGTATTAAATCAGATGATGGCAGATATTTTAGAAAATCAGAAGAAATTACTAAAGAATTTGAATCATCTCCAGTTTATTCCTTAATTTACATGGAATTAGCTAGCGATTCTGATAAAGCAATCGACTTTATTAACAAGGTAGTACCTTCAACCCTTTCTGAAAGAGTTTCAAAAGAAGACATTAATAAATTTGGCATTACGGGCTAGGTGATGTTATTTGTATACTTTAACGATTCCTGACTATAACGATTTATGGGACGAAGGAAAAGAAGAGTTTGTGTCGAGAAAAGGGGCTCGAATAAAAATTGAACATTCTCTTGTTTCATTAGCAAAATGGGAACAGCACTATCACAAACCGTTTTTAGGACAATCTGGAAAAACATTCGAAGAAAGTGTCTATTACATTAAATGCATGACTCTTACACAGAATGTTCCAGATTCTGTTTATTTGAATATTGGCAGTAAGGAAATTGAAGAGGTTGATGCTTATATCAATGATCCAATGACCGCTACTTCATTCACAAAAACGGAAGAAAAAGAAGGTGCATCTCCTCACCATGAAATGATGACAAATGAGTTGATCTACTATTACATGATTGCTTTGCAGATTCCTGTTGAGTTTCAGAAATGGCATCTAAACCGTTTAATCACATTGATCGAGGTATGTAAACGAAAGAACACACCGGCTAAGAAGATGACAGCACAGCAATTAGCACAACACCATCAATCAGTGAATGCTAGATATAGAGCAAAGCATAGAAAGAGGTAATCATGATTAGTTTTAGACAAAAGGGCGATTTCTCAAAGACGCTCAAATACTTAGATAGAATTCGTGATCCAATCAAAATGGGAATTCTTGATAAATACGGGCGCGAGGGGGTTAAAGCCCTTTCGTCAGCAACTCCTGTTGACTCTGGCGTCACAGCCAATTCATGGTATTACAAAATCGAAAAAAGCAATGGATCGGCGAAAGTTGCTTTTTACAATTCAAATGTTAATAAAGGTGTTCCAATCGCTATCATTATTCAGTACGGTCATGGAACAGGAACTGGAGGATGGGTTCAGGGAAGAGACTATATTAACCCTGCAATCCGTCCTATTTTTGACAAAATGGCAAATGAAATTTGGAGAGAGGTGACTAGAGTTTGAGCACAACAATTGATGAAAAAGTTGTTGAGATGCGGTTTGATAACAAAGACTTTGAAGAAAAGACCAAAAACACTGTCAGCTGGCTTAAGAAACTAAAAAGTAGTCTCAAACTCGATGGCGCCACTAAAGGGTTTGACAATATAAGCAAAGCCGCTAATAAAGTTGATTTGTCAGGATTTGGTGGGGCAGTTGATGCTATTAAAGTGAAATTTTCAGCGATGGAAATAGTTGCTGTATCAGTTTTATCAAATATAGCGAATACGGCAATATCAGCTGGCAAAAATCTTGTGAATGCGTTCATATTAGAACCAATTATGTCTGGTTTTCAAGAATATGAAACACAGATTAATGCTGTTCAAACAATTTTAGCAAATACGCAGTCTAAAGGTACAAATCTTGAGCAGGTAAATGCCGCACTAGATGAATTGAATCATTACGCCGATTTAACCATTTACAACTTTACAGAAATGACTCGTAACATTGGTACGTTTACAGCTGCTGGTGTTGATCTGGACACATCTGTAAAAGCTATTCAGGGTATCGCTAACTTGGCTGCTGTATCAGGGTCCAATGCCCAACAGGCATCAACAGCCATGTATCAGTTATCTCAGGCATTAGCTGCTGGCACTGTAAAACTTCAGGACTGGAACTCAGTAGTAAATGCTGGTATGGGAGGTCAGGTTTTTCAGGATGCATTAAAGGAAACTGCCCGTATTCATGGTATTGCTATTGATGAAATGATTGCCGACGAAGGATCATTCCGTGAAACTTTACAAAAAGGTTGGCTGACATCTGAAATTCTGACAGAAACTCTAAGCAAATTCACTAAGAGTGGTGTTAATGAATATATAGCTGAACACTCTAAATTAACAGCTGAAGAAATTCAGAAGATGCGAGAAGAAGCTGAAGCCGCCGATGGCTCTGCTGTTAATTATGACAAATTGGCTAAATCTATTGCTGCAAAAAGTGATATGACAGAAGAAGAGATTAAAGAATTAATCAAAATGTCAGACACAGCAGAAGATGCCGCTACAAAAGTCAAAACTTTTTCACAGTTATTAGATACTTTAAAGGAAGCCGCTCAGTCTGGATGGACACAAAGTTGGGAAATTATAGTCGGCGATTTCGAAGAAGCTAAAACTTTATTGACCGAAATCAGTGATGTATTTAGTAATATGATCAACAAATCGGCCAATGCTAGAAATGCGATGCTTCAGAATTGGAAAGACCTTGGAGGACGTACACTATTGATAGAATCCCTTAAAAATACTTTCGAGGGATTATTGAGTATTCTCAAACCAATCGATGAAGCATTTAATGAAATATTTCCGCCTATGACTGGTGAGAGACTCTATGAAATAACAAAAAAATTACGAGACTTAACAGCATATCTTAAAATCGGAAAACAGACAAGTGATCAATTAAAATCGTCATTTAAGGGCATGTTTGCAGTTTTGGATATATTAAAACAAGCTCTGTCAGCCGGAGCAAATGGATTTTTCGATCTATCTAAAGCACTATTGCCAGCTGGGCATGCATTTCTTGAAATCACATCAGGCATTGGCAGTTATTTAGTAAGTCTTGATGAAACTATTCGAAAAACTGACATTTTCAATAAAGTTGTTCGTAAAGGCACTACATTCATACAGAATTCAGTAACAGTTATAGTACAAGTTTTATCAACCATTATTTCTGGGCTAAATCAGTTTAGAAATTTTGTTAGTGAGAAATTCAATTTTAATCCTCTTGATACATTTCAGGCTATATTGTTAAGAATTAGCACCAGAATGCAAGAAGTTAAAGATAGTTCAGACAGTATGAAAAGTTCTGTTGTCGTCGCCGCAAAAATGATGGGCGATGCTTTAAAGAAAAGCGACTTTCCAAAACTAATGTCTGCTATATGGAATGGCATTAAAATGCTTTCTGGAGGAATTCTTCAGACATTAGGAACTGCCATGAAATCTATTACTGATAAAATAGCAAATGTCAATTTTAATAGTTTGATCGACTTCTTTAATAGTGTTGCTGTTGGCGGTATATTTGTTACAATAGCTAAATTCTTAAAGAATGTTACTAAGCCGTTAGAAGGACTTAATGGAATTTTGGAAGGCGTAACTTCGATTCTCGATGAAGTTAGAGGATGCTTTGAAGCTTATCAAACACAGTTAAAAGCCGGAACTCTTATGAGAATCGCTATTGCAATAGGCATATTATCAGCATCTATTGTAGCTTTGTCATTAATTGATAGCGATAAATTATCAGCGTCTATTGGCGGCATGACTATGCTCTTTGTAAATTTGATGGGGGCAATGGCCATTTTAGGAAGAATCAGTAGTTCACCAAAGAGTGTGTTTAAGACTTCCACAATGATGATTGCTATGTCAATGTCCATAAAAATACTGGCAGGATCTTTGAAAAATCTTGCTGAGCTAGATTGGAAGGGAATAGCTAAAGGACTAATTGGAATAACTGGTTTGACGGCTACAGTTACAATATTTGCAAAAGTTATATCGACGCAAAAAAAGAAAATCATTAAAGGCGCTACAGGACTTGTTATATTTGCAGCAGCTATTAAAATATTAGCATCAGTATGTAAAGACTTATCTGAACTAAGTTGGAAGCAAATTGCTAAAGGATTGATTGCAGTTGGTGTATTAATGGCAGAAATTGCTGCTTTTTTAAACTTAGCAAAGTTTAGTTTAAAGACTACCACAACAGCAACTGGCATTGTAATATTAGCAGCTGCTATGAAAGTATTAGCATCTTCTTGCAAAGATTTTGGGCAATTAAGTGTGAAACAGATTGAAAAAGGTCTTGGCAGTATTGGTGCATTATTGGCAGAAATTGCTGTATTTACAAATCTTACAGGAAAAGCTAAACATGTTATATCAACAGGTTCGGCATTAGTGCTTATTGGAACTTCTATGAAGATATTTGCTTCTGCTGTATCTGATTTTGGTTCTATGAATTGGGAATCCATAGGTAGAGGACTTACTGCAATGGGAGGGGCTTTAGCCGAAGTTGCAGCTTCTGTAAATCTTATGCCTAAAGGACTGATATTTATTGGCACCGGACTTCTTGTTGTTGGTGCAGCTTTGAAAGTTTTAGCAGATGCCTTGTCTAATTTTGGTTCTATGCAATGGGAATCTATCGGAAAAGGCTTAACCGTTTTAGGAGGAGCTTTAGCAGAACTATCAATAGCTTTAAATTTAATGAAAGGAACATTATCAGGATCAGCTTCGTTACTAGTTGCTGTTTCAGCTTTGAATTTATTAGTTCCAGTTTTAGCAACTCTTTCTAAGAAATCTTGGAAGTCATTGGCTAAAAGTCTTATCGTTTTAGCTGGAGCATTTACTATTCTCGGAGTAGCAGGTGCTATTCTTAGACCTCTTCTTCCAACAATTATTGGATTAGCAGGCGCTTTTACTTTAGTTGGTGTGTCAGTTTTGGCGATTGGAGCAGGACTAATGGCTGCCGGTACTGGTCTTTCAGCATTAGCTATTGGTTTCACATCGTTAGCAGCAGCTGGAGCAGCTGGAGCAACTGCTGTTGTTGCCTCTTTAACTATTATTATAACCGGCGTTGCTGCTTTAATACCAGCAGTGTTGACTGAAATCGGAAAAGGTATTATTTCAATATGCCAAGTTATAGCTGAGGGCGCTCCTGTTATTGGAGATATGATTAAATCGTTAGTTCTAACGTTAGTTGATGTCATGGTTGAGTGCGTTCCTCAAATTGTAGATGGTATATTTCAGTTATTAACTGAGGCTGCATCAGCTCTTGTCAAATATACGCCACAGCTTGCTAGTTTATTTACTGACTTTTTAGTTGAAGTTATCAATGGTATAGCTAAAAATGTTCCGAAGCTTGTGAAAGCCGTAGTCAATGCACTTTCAGAATTTTTTGCTGGTATTGTGGATGCTTTTAAAGGACTTGATATTTCTGTTTTATTAAAAGGAATCGCAGGAGTTGGAATACTCGCAGCGATAATGACCGCATTACAAGGAGTCGTGGCATTGCTGCCAGGAGCCATGAGTGGTATTCTCGGAATAGGCGCTGTTATTGCTGAAATAGCTATCGTTCTAGCTGCAGTAGGTGCGTTTGCTCAAATTCCAGGACTGTCATGGTTTATTGGTGAAGGAGGAGAGCTTCTTGAAAAAATAGGAACTGCTATTGGTTCATTTGTCGGTGGCATCGCTGGTGGCTTTATGAGTGGAGTTAGCAGTCAATTTCCTAAAATTGGATCTGACCTATCTGATTTTATGACAAATATACAGCCTTTTATCGAAGGTGCTAGTAAGATTCAGTCATCGTCGTTAGATGGCGTTTCAACACTTAGCAAGACTATTTTGGCATTGACTGCAGCAGATGTTTTACAGGGCATATCGTCATGGATTACCGGAGGTTCTTCTTTAAGTAAATTTGCAAATGAATTAGTACCATTTGGTGAAGCCATAGCAGCGTATTCGGAATCAGTTGATGGTAAAATTAGTTCTGAGGCTGTCGAAGCATCTGCAAATGCTGGGAAAGCACTTGTAAGCTTATCTAAAGAATTACCAAATAGCGGTGGTATACTTAGTATCTTCTCTGGAGACAATAGAATAGATGAATTTGGGGATCAATTAGTATCGTTTGGCAATGCAATTACTGATTATTCGGAATCAGTATCATCTATTGATGGTGGACTTGTCAGCACTACTAATACAATAGCCAGCGCAATAAATACTTTACAGAATTTGGTGCCAGAAGGTGAGCATGGCCTATTTACGAAGAAAAATTCTTTGGCTGATGTTGGCGATTCTTTGACTTCATTTGGAAAATCTTTGAATGCATTCTACGAAAATATCTCTGGTATTTCTGCGGAGTCTATTACGTCAGTCACAAATGAACTGAAGAATCTCGTTGCAATGGCTAATACAATGCAAGGCTTAGACACTGGTGTTATTTCCAATTTCAGTTCAGCATTATCAAACGCTGGAAAAGCCGGAGTCGATGGATTTATCAACGCATTTACTGGTGCGTATGGTAAAGCACAGACGGTCGGCTCAACATTTGTCCAATTTATTGTAACCGGCATTCGAAGCAGACAGAATTTGGTTCCGCAGATGTTCATGAATCTTGTGAAATTAACAATTGGTCGTCTTCGATCGTCTGCCTCACAGTTTGCTCAGGTCGGCATGAGTTTCGCCGTCAAAATGGCAAACGGCATTCGCAATGGAGGAAGTCGAGCAAGAAATGCCGCATCTTCAATGGCATATTCAGCGGCGAGAGGCGCAAGAGTAGGTTATAGTAGTTTCTACGAAGCAGGTGCCTATGCTGCTAGAGGTTTTGCAAATGGTATTAGTGCAAATGCATATAAAGCAGAAGCTCAAGCAAGGGCTATGGCTAACGCAGCATCCAGAGCAGCAAAGAAAGCACTGAATGAACATTCTCCATCAAAGGTTTTCTATCAGATCGGTGATTATGCAGGAGTGGCTTTCATCAACGCTTTGCATGACAATATCAAACCGGTTTATGATGTGTCTATGGCGATGGCTAACTCCGCAACAAATGGTATTCATGCTGCGATCAATCAGATATCCAAAGTTTTGAATAGTGATCTTGATGCACAGCCAGTGATTCGTCCAGTTGTTGATTTGAACGGTATCAATGCAGGGACAATGGCTATTAATAGCATGAACCGTCAGCTGCAGGGTCTTCACATCGGTTCTTACGGTATGACATTAACTGAACGAATTAGTGGATCAAACATCCGTAACAAGAATGCTATGTATAGTAATCAGGACGTTGTGGAAGCAATTGATCGTCTCGAAGCGTCTATGTATAACATGGAAATGGTTATGGACACTGGAGCGCTTGTTGGTTCTATTGAAAACAAGATGGATCAAAGATTAGGTCGTCGAGCAATTTATAAAGGAAGGGGCAACTAAATGTCAGTAAGATCTGAATTTTATCATTCGGTGGTGTTCGGAGAGAAAAATACATGGGACGACTGGCATTTAGTCCCATCTTCTCGTCCTGTCATTAATCCGCCAGAAGTTAAGACAAAATACGTGGATGTCCCCGGAGGCAACGGCATTCTGGATTACACAGAAGCTTTAACCGGATATCCACTTTTCGAAAATAGAACTGGTTCACTCGAATTTTATGTTATGAATGGCTATCAGGAATGGTATGAGCTTTACGGAGAGATTTGCGATTATCTTCACGGTGAATATATGCAGATGTATTTGGAAGATGATCCAGACTGGTACTTCGAAGGACGATTTACAGTTAATGAATGGAAATCTAGCAAAGATTGGTCGATGATTACGATTGATTACGACTTATATCCATACAAGAAACGCATCGTCACTTCATTGGACGATTGGCTTTGGGACCCGTTCAACTTCGAAAAAGATTATGTTCATAGCTATAAAGACATCAAAATTGCTGGAACAACGACTGTTAATCTTGTTAATGCAAAGATGCCAGTCGTACCGATTTTTCATGTAAAGAGTTCTGACGGTTTAGGATTTATCTATAGTCAAAATGGAGATCGAACCAGAACGATTAGTAACATTCGAATGACAGATGGTGAATTCCAAAACCCAAATATAGTTATCAAGGGCGGTCTGACTCGAATGACTTTTGTTGGGTATGGCACAGTGTCTATCGAATATAGAGAGGGGCGTATTTAAGTGTATTATATTGTTGATGAATCTACAAATGATATTTTGTACGCTCCTAATATGCAGAATGATCCGAAGTATAATCTTATAGATCCGACTTGGACTGAAGAAATTAATAAAGCTGGTTCTTTAGAATATACGATTTATCCGGCTCATCGATTATACGATAAGTATAAGAAACTGACAACCATATTTGTAGTTAAAGATGAGGACGACAAAACTGTTTGGAGAGGACGAGTACTCAACGATACGAAAGACTTTTATAATGCGAAACAGGTTTATTGTGAAGGTCAGTTAGCGTTTTTCAACGATTCGATTATTCGTCCTTACAACTTAAAGAACTATACACTTGAAAAGTTCTTTAATTACTTGTTGACAGAACACAATCGGCAGGTTGAGTCGAGAAAACAGTTCGTTGTTGGCTCTGTTGATCTTGGCTACAAAACGAATTTTGTCACAGAAAATTACGAGTATCGCTCAACATTAACAGAAATACAAGAACTACTTGACGCTTATGGCGGATATATATTGTTTGAAAACGATAAAATTTATTATTCATCTATAAGCGGTGACATTTCGAACCAACCGATTCAGTTTGGGGTGAATCTGCTTGATTACACAGAAGCTATCGAAGCAAGTGATATCTGTACAGTCTTAATTCCTCTTGGAGTACAGAAAGAAAAAGCAGATGGTACGACTCCAGAGGACCCACTGACCATTAAATCAGTCAATGGTGGAAAAGACTATCTCGAAAATCAAAATGGAATTAAAGCATTTGGGCGGATCGTTCAAGCAGTTACTTTCGATGATGTAAATGTTGCCCAAACTTTAAAAACAGTCGGTATACAATACTTAAGCAAACTGTTTCAACAAGCAACATCTATTACTGTAACAGCCGCTGATTTATTTGACTTAGGTTTAGATGTTGACAGGATTCGATGCGGAAATTATCATCAGATTTTTTCAGCACCGCATGGAATTGATAACTATTATCAGTGCACAAAGATTGTTCATCATCTTGAAGATCCTATGTCAAGCGAGTATACTTTCGGGTCAACACAGTATTCTCTGAGCGATCAGGCAGCTAAAGACAGCAAGATCATGTTTAAACTCACATCTGCATTGAAATTGAATAAGGTGAAAACAATTATATAAAGGAGATATATCATGGCAACCACACTCGAATCATTATTGAGCGATATACTCAATGCTGTTTATGGTAAAGATGTACGCCAGTCTATTCATGATGCGATCGAACAATGCTATGCTGACGCTACAGGTAATCCAGACAGTGTTGCGAAACTCGCAAACGATTTAGCATCATATTCTCAGAAACTTGAAGAAACTCGAACTCTGATTCAGCAGGTAAATGATTCTTTATTGAATAAAGAAACTATTTTGTATTCCGGGGATGGTAGTACCGTTACGAATTCCGCACTCACACTTGGTGATAGTGTGAAGAATTATGATTATTTGGACGTTCATGTCAATTATTTTGGTATGTCCGATATTCGGCGTGTAGCAGTTGTTAAATCAGGCAGCGAATTCACACGAATTCTTAGGTATACAAATTTAGCTGACGATCCAAGTGGTAACGACGGTGTATCTGGCTATCAGATGCTTGAATTGTGTTTAACATTCAGCGATAAGCGATTGAAGGTTGTAACGTCTGTTACAAATTCTTGGTCTGGCTCTCAGGGCGAAAACGGTTCGGGATCAAAGAATTTACAAGCAGATTCCAACCGTACAATCACAAAAGTCGTCGGCATTAAAAATTACAAAGGAACTTCATCAGGCGGTATGAATCCACAGGCTAAGACAATTTCACCAACATTTTTGTCACAGTCTGTATTGCCGGATGACGGGTATAACTGTTTGTCACAGGTTACAGTTAACGCTATTCCAGTTTCTAAGACTGACAACGATAATGGTACAACGGTTACAATTGGATAGGAGGAATAATTCAAAATGGCAAATAACAAGGTCGTTTTATCAGACGGAACAGTGCTTATGGATATTTCCTCTGACACTGTGACCGTGGATACGTTACTTTCTGGCTACACAGCACATGATTGCCATGGTAACCAAATTACAGGTGCTGCTACTTCTGGCGGTTCAACATCAGATGCCACAGCCACGGCGAGTGACATTGCAAAAAATAAGACTGCTTATGTAAAAGGAGTTAAGATCACCGGAACATTGACTGATATTACTGCTAGCAATAGTTTTACGATGACAGACGAGACACCGAGTGCAAACGGCAGTAACTTACGATTAAACGCTAAGCATCCGACAGACAAGATTATGCGAGCTAACAGTTGGAGTATTATCGACACACCTTTGTCTGGTCTTGGAGATGCCACAGCCGCTGATGTCACTTCTGGTAAGACTTTCACATCTGCCGCAGGCGTAAAAGTAACGGGAACAAATACTGGCGGATCAGGAAGTGGCGGGATTAGCACATCGGATGCAACAGCTACAGCAAGTGATATTGCGAAAGGCAAAACAGCATACGCTAAAGGCTCTAAGATCACAGGCACAGTTCAAGAAATTAGTTCTGGCGCCTATACACCAACTGGAACGGTTACAAATAGTGCAGTGGGTAACGATCTTCAATTAACAGTTGGTAATGCAAAAGATGTGCTTTTACGTTCAAACACAAACACGGTTGTGAAAGCACCTTTATCAGATTTTGGTAATGCAACCGCAGATGATGTGGCCAGCGGTAGAACATTTACTTCCGCTTCTGGTGTAAAAGTCGTAGGAAAAGCAGGAAGTTCATCTGGTTCGTTACCGAGTGAAATTGTCGCCGGTGATACACCGATTTGGAGTAAGTCTTGTAATGTGTCCACAAATAGTAGCTCTACAAGTGTAAAACAATTATTTTCTGGTTCATCTGTTGGTTTTAAAGCACCAAAGTCTGGTACATACAGATTTAAGTTTACCGGTTGGACTAATGCAACCAGTGGGACGAAATATGCACGCGTTTATTTAAGCAAAAATTCTAATACACAAATTGATCCAGACGGTGCTATTTGGTGGAAAGATTTGCCCTTATCTAATGCAACAGATCTGACGGTGCATATAGATGCAGAATTGACCGAAGGACAGAAAATTTACTTTTTTGGACAGACTGCTTCCGGACAATTTACGGGTATGACGGGTCCTGTAGGTAAAATCTATAACATTCAGGCTTGTGTTGCATGGGACAATGGAACAAACGCTTAATAGAAGGAGAATGATTTATGGATGCATATTTAATTGTTGATCCCGATTCGAGAAATATCACAATACCAGAAATAGAGTCTGCTTTTGGTGTTTATGGTGATAATAATGCCGAAAGAAAATATTTCAAGTCACCTCGTATCGTAGGTAATGGTATTGATTTGACTGAATGTTACCTCTATGTGAATTATATTTCAGCGTCAACAAAAATCGGGCAGATTCTTTGTGATGTTGGTGATGCACCAAATGGCACCGCTACAGAAGATGAAATTGTCTTCAGTTGGCCAATTACAAGGAATGTACTTGACAAGAATATTTCTGGTGAGATTTTCTTTGCAGTTCAGGCGAAGACTAAAACAGGAGACACAGTCTTTACAACAAGAAAAGCAAAAGGTAATTGCTATGAATCTATCGAAGGCACTGAAGCCGTTGCTGAAGAATATGCAGATATCGTTCTTCAGTTGATTTCTCGTATGGATAAAGTCGAAGAAAATATCGGTTTGGAAGTCGATAATTATTTCAAAGAAAACCCGGTTGTAACATCGGAATACCTGGAAAAAAGTTTACAGCCGATTGAGAACGATGTTAGTTCGATAAAGGAAGATGTAGAAGATGTTATGCACCCAAAAACTCCTTCTGCTCACCCAATGTTTGCTTTTAATCAGACGCTGTATGACTCATTTTCTGCTATACATAATGGTGTGTTACTCCGTTCCGACATAGTAGTACCTAATCAATTTTGTATGTGTTCTAATAATGGATTAGACGAATTATCTATTAGAAGTTGTGAAAAATCTGGGGCAGAAAATACTACATTTGATTACAGCTATTTTTATTGGAATGACGTTCAGACTGATAAAGATTCATATGATTTTTCTGTTATATATGAATATTTAACAAAAATGAAACGGCAAGGTAGACGTTGCGCATTACGCCTTTTTCCATCATGTTATAATAGTAGTGCTATTGATTATGATGGATATAAGATTTCGTTCCCACCATATATTGTAGATATTATGAGGTATGAAAAGGGACAATTCACTACCTATAGTGGAAATAATGAAAATCATCTAATGATTGACGTTAATCTTGATTCCGTGTATAACGAGTGGAAAAAATTATGGGAAAAGTTTTCTGAATGGGTATACAATACAAATATAGATAGTATTCCAGCAATACAATTAATTTTGTATATTGACATTGGATTGGCTGGTCCTTGGGGTGAAGGTTCTTGGTACGACTTTCGAATTACAACATCAACTGACAACATTGTAAGGTATTTTTCTGTAATACTTAGTTTGTTTCCGGATACGCAATTAAATGCCGGTAAAATGTATAAAGGAAGAACATATGATAAAAACGCTATTTTTGTTTCTGTTAAAGAATTAAAAAATAATGTTGGGTATGTAGGATTTTTTACGGATAATATAGGTTCAAAAAATCCAGAAATTGATGTTAATAATATTGAAGTTCTTGAAGATGGAACAAAAATTTGGGATTTGTTAGACAAATATGTGAAACGCGGAGACTTTATATGTGGTGAATTTGCCATGTTTGATGGTATAGATTACTGGCAGGGAGAAGCAGGATTGTGGGCATTAGAGCGAGTTCGTCGATTAAAAATGTCTGTAATAAAAGCTACGAACATAACATTACAACTTAATGATATGAGTGCTACTACTATAAAAATCAAAGATATTTCACCATATATAAATTATGTAATCAGTTCAGCTATTGCTATCGTTGGAGCTAGATTCGTCGTTACACCATTTAGTTTTGTAGAACTAGAAGATAGAAAGGCTAAAATCACATGGAATATTTCAAACATTGGTACGAATACCTGTAGATTTGATATATTTGATGTTTACTATAGAGTACGCAATTTAGATACTGGTGAATACACAGATGTAAAAACCAATATAAATTTGTGTGACATAGCTCCATATGGCGAAGCTATGGTATATAGTATAAATAATGGAATTACGGTTACATATACAATAGACACTTTATATGAAAATTATGAAATTGATTTGATTGCATTGGATAAGTTAGATTTACAAGTTCCAATGTATTTCTCAAATTACGGAAGAAAAGATGATGGCTCGTATCTACTTTTCCCTAATTCAGTGGAAAATACTTACATAGACAATATAGCAAGTAGGGTTATCGAATTAGAAAAAACAGTAAAGGAACTATATGATGAAAATAAATGTTTTAGGGACAATATAGGACTTGTTGCAAGCGTATCATTAACTGAACAGTATTCAGTAGAAGATGCCGCAAATTTACCGATTTACAGTTTAGAGCTGTGTGGAAATACTTCTCAAGATGGCATACCAACTCTATCTAACCAAGTAATGCCTGTCAGTGTAACAGACCCAGTTATTAGTATTGGAGATACGTCTGTCACTATAAAAGGAACGTATAGAGGAATAGATGATAATTCTGATGTTTTGTTGTGGGATGGATTAAATGCAACAATTATTCGCAAGTGTGCAGAAGAAACTGTAACTATATTGGAAGGGAATTGTAGTTTAGACCATAATAGAATATTTGTATTAGATATATTCAAAAATATTTATCTAACTGCGAGTCATAAATCAATGTTGTCTTTTGCTGAGTGGTCGAGCTATGCAGAGAATACAAAAAATAATTGTGCAGCAGTCGGAAAAAGAAGTTTTTATTACAGAGGTAATGATGGAGCTGGTTTTGAAACATTAGAAGAAGGTCTTGGAACATTATTAGGTAAAACAATAACCATAGTAGGGCAATTAGAAACACCTATTATAGAGGAAATTAATGATAAAGATGTAATAACAGCTTTAAAAACATTGGCTACAGTATCTGGTTCTAATGTTATATCCGTTACACCTACAGCTAAAACCACGATTAAATATTATTTTGATATTAAAAAGTACATTGATTCAAAAATTAAGTAGACGGTAATTAACTAAATGAGGCTTTAACTAGTATACGACCAATCGCACGAATTACAATCCCTTTTATGAAGAGAAAGAGATATAGAAATGTGTCTCATTCTCTTCTTTTTATTTTATTCAAAATGGAGGTTTAAATCATGATTATCACAGGAATGGATCACTTTCAGAGCGTAGCGAAAAAGAAACTTGTTGAATGGTACAACAATTATGGACCAGCAGGCAGTCTTAAGATACCACCAATCGACTTATCCAATGTGTTTATTGTCTGGTCTTGCAAAACATTACAGAATTACAAGTGTCTTGCATCGACTACAGTCAGTGGTGATGGTATCTATGCTGAGTACATATACAACGGCGATAAGCAGGAATTGTATGAGGATGTGTATAAGAAGTTAACCAATACTTGTCATACGGAGGAATAATTCTGAAAGGAGGAATAAGAAATATGAAAGATCATATGGATGCAAATGTGGAAGTGACCTTTTCTTTTGGAGAAGCGATTAAATATCTGAAACGTGGTATGAAGGTTGCGAGAAAAGGATGGAACGGAAAGAAACAGTACATCCAGCTCGCCACAGGAATTTCATATAAGACTGTTGACAATAAGATTGTAAACTGCAATCATGACGCTATCGGTAATATGGCCATCGCTTTCGTTGGCACGTCTGGTGTTCAGATGGGATGGCTCGCTTCTCAGGCGGATATGCTTGCAGATGATTGGGTCTTTGCAGAATAGAAAGGCGGTAGATTCTTATGTCTAAAACGTTTACACAGTCCGAATGGGGACGAGTCAGAGGTATTTCAATGGCTGCTAGTGGATGCGGTCCTTGTTCTGTTGCTTGCATCGGTACGAATATCGACCCTAACCTCAATCCTCGAAAGGTTGCTGAATGGTTAGCAGATCATGGTGATTTTTACTCATCAGGCACAACGAGAGCCGGTATCACATCCGCTCTCGAACATTATGGATTCACAATTGAAGGATATTACAAACCGGAACATGGTGGTGGCACTTCTTGGAAGAATGCTATGGCTAAGATGAAGTCACTTAAAGAGCCATGGTGGGCAGTATTTTTAACTGTCGGCAAATCCAATGGTGCCAAAGATAATTTTTGGACAAGTGGCGGTCATTTCTTAGCTTGTACAGATTTGTCTAATGGTAAGCTTTATATCCGGGATTCTGGTGCTCGTGGTAATACTGGATATTTTTCACCAGAGAAACTTCGTTACGACACGAATTGCATCTGGATCGTTACAAAGAAATCCTCTAAACGTGGATACACAGGTGCTTTTCCGACACTGCCTAAGAAACAGTGCTTAATTTCTGGAGATACAGGCGAACAGGTAAAACGTCTTCAGTTGTTCTTACGCTGGTATGGCACGTACCGATCTAAAGTCGATAAAGATTTCGGAGCTAAGACAAAAGCTGCAGTTATTGCCTTCCAGAAAGCCGAGAAATTATCTGCCGACGGTTCATTTGGTCCTAAGTCTTTAGCAAAAGCCAAGACAGTTAAGAGGTGATAATTATGAGAAAGAGACTTTTAGCAATTTTTATTTGCGCATTTTTTGTAGTAGCAACTGCGGTTCCGGCTTTGGCTTGTACACCACCGCTGCACCCTCCAAAAATGCCAGACCTTGAAAAAGCTTATGACGCTGCCTATGAAGCTGGGAAGAAGGCTGTTGAGAATGTAGTGATTCCAGACTCTTATTTCAAAACTGAAACGGAATCTGAGACAGAGCCTGAAACTGAAACTGAAACAGAAACAAATTGGTCTTCTTATTTCCCGGATTCATTCACAAATATGATGAATTGGTTTCGCAAGGAGGTGAATTCAAAATGGAACAGATTATCAACTATGTCAAACCAGAATTAGTTGTCTTAGCTGTCGTTCTCTACTTTATTGGTATGGGCATCAAAAAAACAGAGAAGATTAAAGACAATTATATTCCGATGATTTTAGGTATACTCGGCATTGTTCTCTGTGCAATCTGGGTAATGGCTACAAGTTCATTCGGATCAACCAATGATATTTTCATGGGCATTTTTACAGCACTCGTACAGGGCGTGTTGGTTGCAGGTTTATCCGTATATGTAAATCAGATGATTAAACAGGCAAACAAGTAAGGACGGTGATATTATGTTTCGTGGTACGACACCCACTTTGGAATTCGTATTACCGTTCAATACCGATTTGCTGGAAAATATTTTAATGACAGTTGCACAGAAAAATGTGCCTATCATAAATAAGACGATTGCGGACGCGACATTATCCGAAAACATCGTTACAATTCAATTATCACAAGCGGATACATTGAAACTTAACGATAAGTATGATGCACATGTGCAACTGCGAGTAAGAACTAAAAACGATGAAGTGATGGCTTCTGATATTTTCAGAGTTGCTGTTTCACAAATTTTAAAAGATGGGGTGATTTGATGACATTCAATATTAATAAATTCAATGGAATGCAATCACACATCAAGGTTCGTTTTGACTATTTTCAACAGGTTATAATTACACCTGACGCATATGAAGGCGACTACACAGTGGTTCCAAAAGCTGAAGCACAGGAACTTCCGACAAAAAAAAAGTATATGGATGATAATGTCACTATTACTGCTATTCCATATTTTGATGTCGCTAATCCGTCTGGTGGTCAAACAATATACATTGGAAGCGAGGTAGAAATTAATGGGTAACAGTAAAATTATTTACAATGGTGAGGTTCTGATCGACTTAACAGGAGATACCGTCGACGCAAGTAAACTTTTAACAGGTATCAAAGCACATGATAAAGCAGGTAATGCTATCACAGGTACATGTGCATACAATGCTAATACGAACGACGCCACAGTTGCAGCCGCTGAGATCCTGAAGGGAAAGACCGCCTATGTGAAGGGCTCTAAAATAACTGGTACGATGCCTAACAACGGAGCTGTTTCAGGCAATATTTCAACGGTTGCTGGTGAATATACAGTTCCTCAGGGTTATCATGATGGTTCCGGTAAAGTTCAGATTTTAGCGACTGAACAGGCTAAACTTATTGCAGCAAATATTCGTGAAGGTGTGACAATATTAGGCGTAGAGGGTACTATGTCTGGTTCCGAAGACATGAAAGCACAGGCTAAGACTGTCACACCAAAAGCAACTGCTCAGGAAATTTTACCAGATGAAAACTATAACTGTTTGTCTCAGGTTACCGTTGCAGCGATTCCTTATGTTGAATCTGATAACGAAGCTGGTGGTAAGACAATCACTATTGGGTAGACAACATTAGAAAGGACGAATCAAAATGGCTGCTAACAAAGTTGTTTATGGTACTTTAGTTCTGATGGACTTGACCAGTGATACTGTGACTGCTGACGATCTTGCAAAAGGTGTTACATGCCATGATAAGAGTGGTAATCCGATTACAGGAACTTTACCAACATCTGGAGATGTTGACATTGTAAAAACGGGATTGGAATATGTTGGAAAAAATATAACAATTCCAGGATTTGGAACTTCAAAAATATACTATGTAGATGTCAGTGGAACGGCATCTGCTAAAAATAACAGATTTATTTTAAATAAAGATGCTAAAAGTCCAGTCACGGTATCAATACTTGCTACTGAATTCGGCGATGCTACAGCAGCTGATGTCATGAGCGGTAAGACGTTTACTTCTTCTAAAGGCCTGAAAATAACAGGAACTTATACACCTAAATCGTCAAGTGCTAATAGAGAATGTTATTTTATCGAGAGTCCGTCTAATTTAGGCATAAGTTTTAAATCTACGACCGGCGTTATTCTTGTATATGGCTATGGCCAAGACGAAAATAATATATATGCATTTTATGGTTTGAAATATAGTTATATAAAAATGGGCGGTAAGACAATAACGACTACTTCCGCGAAGTATAATATTGTAAATGGAAAACTTTTTGGGTTACCTAATGGTTTAACAACTTGCAAGTTGATAGTATCTCGAGCAGTTTAACGAATTAATTGAAAGGAGTTGAATAATATGTTACCTTATCAACCATATAATCCGATGTTCAATCCTAATATTCCTAATCCGAACTACCCATCACAACCTCAACCTCAACAGTCACCGTTGCAGTCTTATCAGCAGCGTCCTCCCATAATCCCTGGAAGAGTTGTTACAGACATTAACGAAGTGACACCAAATGAGATTCCTATGGATGGCCGGGTTAGTTTATTTCCTAAAAATGATTATTCGTGCATTTATGCAAAAGCATGGAATAGCGACGGTACAATTACAACTGTAAAATTTGTACCTGAACAGCCATCACCATCTGCTGAGCCTGCACAGAATAATATAGAAGTTGCTTTAGCTTCAATCAAAGAACAAGTTGAAAAAATTGATAAACGACTCGATCGTATGCAAAAGCCAATGAAACAGTCTCAGCCTAGAAAGGAGGAAATCAGTAATGATTAATATTCAGCAGTTTGCAATGAATCTGTTACAGAACAATCCGAACGTAGCACAAAATCCTCAGGCACAGGAGATGCTAAAGGTTATTCAAAATGGTGATTCTCAACGTGGTCAGATGATTGCTGAGAATCTCTGCAAGACATACGGAATCACTAAAGAAGACGCATTAGCACAAGCAAAACGGTTCTTTCACATTTGATACATATGCTGTAACGGGTAAGCATTTATATTTTATGGAGGTATAATTATGATTGTTTTATCAAATGCAAATGCTCAGACGATTCAGCCAGGGCAGGCGATTACCTTTAATGTAAAAATTCTTCGTACAGGATGTAACGAGTGTCATCGTGAAAATACGGGTTCTGTCAAAATGAGAGCAGCTGGAATTTATGTTGTATCTTTTTCCGGTAACATTGGAGGGGCAACTGCAGCCACACCTGTACAGTTATCAATTCAGATTGGCGGAGAAACTCTGCCTGAAACGACAATGATTTCTGTACCAGCCGCAGCTAACGACTTGAATAATGTCTCGACAACAACAATTTTACGGAATTGCTGCGGAGACTATGATCGATTAACGGTTGTCAATACTGGTACGGTTCCTGTAATTGTTGGCGCAAATACGGCATTCGCTGTTCGTCGTGTGGCATAGGAGGTGATAGTATGGGTAATGAATGCAAAGCTATTTGCGAAATCAAAGAAAAATTAGAGGAGCTTGTTAAGTCTGAATTAGAGCAGGGACCGCAGTATATTAGTACAGCAGAACTTGGCGAAGTGGTAGACATGATTAAAGACATGGCTCAGGCTAAGAAATATTTGATGGAGGCTTGCTATTATAAGTCAGCTGTTGAAGCGATGGAAGATGCAACTGAACCATACGGATATACACCTGATCTTTGGAAGCGGATGTATATTCACAAACCATATATGGATCAGTCCTATGATGACAATTATCGTATGGGTTACCCAATGGATAAAGTTGATTGGCAGTACGAATTGCCGATTCGCTATGGTAAATCTTATGGGGATTTCAAAATGGCAAGAAAGCATTATACAGAAACCAATTCGCCTCACGATAAGGAAGAAATGGACACCCATGCGATGGAGCATATGTCTAACATGATGACAACGGTTCGAGATATTTGGAAAGCTGCTGACCCAGAGCTTAGAAAAAATATCAAGAACAATTTAGCAATGCTTACAAATGAGTTAGCTGAATAAGATAATCTCTATGAATAGATTCTCTATGAATGGATATTTATGGCGAATACTATTCGTGGACCCAAATCATCCAATGCTTGTGGATAGGACTGGCACTAGAACAATCGGTACTACTGATCCGAAGACGAAATGTGTTTATATTTCAAATCAATTAAGCAGACCGATGCTAGAGCGAGTCCTCATCCATGAGATTGGACATTGCGCATTAATCAGTTTTGGACTGCTCGATGACATACATCGAATGGTTCATAAGAGGTATTGGACTGAAGCAGAAGAATGGGTCTGCAATTTTATCGCGGATTATGGGTCAAAGATATTTTCTATTGCATATTCGTTTTTAGGACAAGATGCGTTTTATTTTGTGCCTTACGAAATCGAAAAAATGATGGCGTAAGGAGGTGATAAAATGGAATTTTGGGTACAGATTATCGGAGCAATTGTAGCATCTGCACTTGCATCTTCAGGTTTGTGGGCGTTTGTGCAAAAGAGAATGGATAGAAAAGATGCAAAAACTCGAATGCTTGTTGGCTTAGCACATGATCGAATTATATATCTTGGCATGGCGTATATCGAGAGAGGACACATAACACAAGACGAATACGAGAACTTGTATACTTATTTATACGAACCTTATGCTGCTATGGGTGGAAATGGCTCTGCTAAGAAAGTAATCGAAGAAGTAGATAAGTTGCCAATACATAAGAGTTAAATGCAGGCCGTTCATTCACGGTTCATACATTTTAATGTTGAAAATGCTTGATTTACAAGGATTCCTGTTTCCGTTGAGGAAGCCGCTAGAGCAGGGAAGTTCTAAAGAATCCAGTAAAATCAATGGTTTAGAACGTATGTAGGAGTAGTAAAAAGTAGAGAATTTTGTACGGTTCATACATGATTCATATACTATTCCTACATATCGTTCATACACATTTTCCAACTCATTTTATTTTTTCGATTTCAGATTTAAGCCAGTCAATCGAACGATCCGTATACACCTTTTCAGTAATGTCTGATATGCTATGACCAACCATATATTTAATCGCATATTCATCGACATTATATTTCTTACAAAGTGTGATGAAATGCTTACGTCCGTCATGGGCTCTATGATTTGGATTTAATTCTAACTGATCTCGAATCTTATCAAAGCGATGGCGATATTTGTCATAAGTTAGCTTAAGATTACTTCGATGTGTTGCCGTATCTGCGCAATTGAACAAATAATCACTGCCTAAAGTCATTGCTTCATCATATCTAGCTTTGACTAATGGACGTATTTTAGAGTGAATTGGTACGATTCGATTTTTACCGGCGTCTGTTTTCATACCACCTCTAAATGTCCAGTTGATAATATCGACGTCTTCAATTTTTATCAAGCCTAACTCTTGCGGACGCCATCCAGAATAGCATTGTATAACGATTAAGTCTACATATGGTAAATGAATATTCTCCCAAATCTTATCCATTTCTTTATCAGTAAATATGATATGGCCATTTACATCTGGATTATCATTTGCTAAAGTAAAAGTGCGAGCATAATTCTTATCTACGATTTCATATTCTAATGCATAATCTAACATCAAATTAAATACCGATTTAATACGGCCTTTTAAGCTATTTGAAGGTGCTATATCAATGCATCCTTTAATGTGACGTGCACGCAGATCAGTCGCTCGCATATTATACACGGACGAACATCTTTTCCAAGCAGCACTGATTGAACGGAGACTGGAGGCTGATTCAATTGTTTTACTATATTCTTCCAACCATTTTTCGTATAATTCACTGACAAGAATTGTGCTGTCTAAATCATATGGATTCTTGTTATAAGCGACGAGTGCTGAATAAGCCTCATTGTAAGTTTCAAAATACGAATCTGGTTTCAGCATTTTCTGTATGGGTCTACCATTTTCATTTACCCCAATTGTAACCATTGCTCTAAACGGTTTTCTCAAATTTCTATTTTTAATCTCGGTTATTTGTCCAAAGCCATTAGGTAACTTACGTCTACGTTTCTGCTTCCGAAGACGTGGAGTTTGCGATGTGAGTGGATATCCGCAGTGCGGACACATAATAGCTTTATCACTAACCGGTAAATCGCATTCTGGACATTTAATCAACATATTTTTTAGGGCTCCTTTCTTATAACTAATAACTATATTATATAGTTAAGTGTATGAACTGTCAATTGATTCCTACATTTTAGGAGTGATTTTATGGTAAAATGTGGTAATTGTATTTGTCCAAAATGCGGTGGAGAGTTAGCATATTACGATCATGTCAAACGAATTTGTATAGGAAAATATGGAGTCAAAAATTATTTGGTTTTAACAAGATATAAATGTAAGAAATGCGGAAGTGTTCACAGAGCTATTCCAGATGATATTTTGCCTTACAAACAATACGATGCAGAAATTATCAGAGGGGTTATTCAAGGGCTGATTACAATATGGACGCTTGGATATGAAGATCATCCTTGCGAGATGACAATGGTTCGATGGATACATTCACTCAAGTTGTTTTGATATTTGTACAATCTAGCAGTATTATCAGCTTGAAAGGATGTGATCAAATGGAAAAGAAAAGTGTTCCTGTAAAAGTGGCTGCAAAAATCTATGGCAAAGATTGCTGTTGGGTACGTGCAGGACTAATTACGGGATATTTACCAATCGGGATTGCAACGAGACATGGCAAGCTGGTTACAAGCCTAGAGGATATGAACGGCAAATTAGGACGGATTAACTATTATATTTCTCCTAAAGCTTTGTACGAGCATACAGGATACTACTGGAGAGGTGAAAAGTTATGAAGCCTGAATTGTCTAAGAAAAATGAGTACTGGTTGCCTAAGCATCGGTATTATGAGCTGAAGTATTTTTGCTTACAATATCCATATTGGAAAAGTATTTGTAACTCTATCGATGGCTATGCAAAAATAGGATATTCTGGTAAGCGTTTGAGTAAATCTAGCAGAACCGAGATTGCAGCCTCATGCCGAGATCAGTATATTCGAAGTATGAAGCTAATTGAGAAAACTGCTTATTTGACGGACAACTTGATCAGTAAATATTTGCTAATCGGAGTAACAGAAAATTTGTCATATGATTTACTGAGAACTCGATATCAGATACCATGCTGTCGAAAACATTACTATGAGTTGTATAGAAAATTCTTTTACATCCTTAGTTATTCGCAGATTTTACATTGTGTATAATGAAAGGAAAGGTGAAAAATATGTATACGACAAAAACAAATGATAGAAGGAGAGATAATTATGGAGGCGCTTATAAAGTCGTCGAAGCTATGTATCGGCAAGGATATAGCAACGAAGAAATTATAAGGTGCATCCGTGATACTGATGAATCTACTATTTGAGATATGATTCAAAGAGTATTTGCACTTGACCAGATGAGAAAGGAGCGTCCTTAACAGGGCGTTCTTTTTTTTTTATCGCAGATTTTACAACTCCTATAGTGAAAGAAAGAACTGAAACATCAGAAGCATTTTACTAGAAATAGTATCATGAGTTATGAGGAGGATCTAAAGATCTAAGTGTTAAGGCACTGAATCTGAGCCCGAGGTGAGAAACCTTAAGGGAGATATGGCTAAACTGTAAGCCCATATGAGGGATGTTAAGTTTCTGACTCTTTTTTTTTGTATCACGTAAACACCCAAAAGAAACTGTAAACTGATATTGTAAAAATTCCAGGGAGGTGGAAATATGAAATTGTTTTTATTGGTAGTTGCAGTTTTGTTAGTCGGAATTATTGTTGGTTTTTGTTTATCCAGATATTACATGGATACAACAAGGTTTGGCAATTTAATTATCGACTCTACAGATCCTGAAAAAGATCTAATTTCATTTGAAATGATTGCGCCATTAAGCAAAATCATTAACGACAATTATACCGTATTAAAAGTTGTTGTTAAAAAATAGCATTTTTTACAACCTCTATAGTGAAAGAATTAGAAAGGAGATTTTTATTATGGAAGAGAAGAAAACAACTGTGGAAATGTTAGAGGAGGAAATTCGTTCGCTATTAAGCGAACTAAAAAGCTTGCCACCGGATAGTGAGCAGTATGCAAATGTTTCAGCAAGACTGAAAGAGCAGTACGAAATGCTGTTAAAGCATGAAAGTATTGAGAAAACTGAAAAAAGAGAAAAGATCAATACTATCACACATATAGGATTAGATGCTCTGAAGTTTGTAGGAGCGTTAGCATTCTTCGGCTACAACTATACGAGGGGCTGGGAGTTCGAAAAAGAAGGAACGCTTTGCTCTGATTCATTCAAGACAGTCCGACAGGATTCAAGAAAATTATTCAAATTCTAATCTGAAAGGGGAGGAGTCCTATCAAGGGCTTCTTCTTTTTGCTTTTGTGTGATATAATAACTGTATATTTGAAAGGAGATCGAAGTTATGAAAAAGAAATTATTAGCAATGGCTATGGTAACATGTTTATCAATCGGTGTCATTGGGTGCAGTTCTAACTCTGAAGTGCCTGTAACAACTGAGAGCGAAACAGAAGAACAATACTCAGAAATGATATGGCCGCAGCATGGTATAGGAAAAGAAGTTCCAGTCCCGGACAAAGATCCTTTAATTGGAAAAGTTAATTGGGAATACGACGATAGCTTTGTTTTATCTGTAGCAAACATGACGAAAGATGATTTTAACACGTATTCTAATACTTGTTACGATGCTGGATTTAATGTTGATTATCGAAAAGTAGATGGTTGTTATCAGGCTAATAACAGTGACGGATACCATTTATATTTACGTTTAGACGATGGTGATGTGATGTTCGTTCGTGTTGATGGACCTGTAGAAGAAAGCATTACTAATGAGTCTGAAACTGAAGAAGTAGCAGAGTTAGAAACAGAATCTACAGCACCAGAAACTTCTGAAGCTAACAGCGATGAAATTCGTCCAGAAACAAAAGAAGCGTTAGACTCCTATGAAGAATTTATGGGAGAGTATGTCGACTTCATGAAAAAATATAATGAAGACTCTTCTAATACAGATTTGATCAAGGACTATGCTAGTTATATGACCAAATATGCTGATTTTACAGATAAATTTAATAAAATGGAAGACGATTTAAACGACGCTGAATTAAGCTATTATCTGAAAGTTCAAGCCAGAGTGTTGGATAAATTGTCAGAGATTCAATAAATTGCAGATTTTACAACTCCTATAGTGAAAGAATAACAACATTTTTATTATAGGAGGTAGTAATATGTTAAATTTAGGTGGATGTTTAAATACGATGTCAGAAAAGCTGAATAAAGAGTCAGTTGATGAATTTTACAATGGACACACTTTAAAAGGTATTGGAAAAAGCGTTTTAAGTGGAGTTATTGATGGAGTCACTAATGGCTTAATTATTAACGGTGTTATGCTGACAGCTTGTGGAATTATCACTATAATTAACAGCAGTAAAGACGAAACTGAATAAAATGGTTAATTCAATCAAAAGGAGAGAGTCCTATCAAGGGCTCTTTCTTTTTTTTTAAGAAAGGATGAAAAATATGAAAAGGACAACTATTTATGTATTAGCAAAGAACTCTATGTTTTGGAATGACGAGCACGACGCTACTTTTGATTTAATAGTCGAAAGTGCGAAATGCTGTTTCAACGATCTCTTTTTGACCAATGGTTGGGTAGATTTGAATACTGTTTTATCAGCTTTGGGATTTCCTAAAGAAATAGATAAAGTAGCACTTGGCTGGAAAATTGATAAAAATTACGCCATTAACATCGATATCGTCGCAGAAAACGATGAATTATATCTGGCATTCGATAACGTTGTAAATTTATTAGAGGATGGTGAATCTAATGAAAATTAATAAATCATTAATTATGTCGTGTATTGCAGCCGGTGGCGTGATCATAACTAGTGTATTTATTGCATATGAAACACCTAAGGCAATACAATTATTAGAAGAGGAAGAAAAGAAAAAAGGAGAACCTCTAACCAAGAAAGAAACTGTATTTACGGCCGCTAAAGTTTATTGGCCAGCAGTTGCAGTGGGAACTGGTACGATTTGTTGTATATTTGGTATTCATGTGTTCAACGTAAAACAGCAAACATCTTTAGTCGCTGCCTATACCTTAGTTAATAAGAACTTCGCTAAGTATAGAGAATCTTTGATCAGCTTATATGGCGAAGAGGCAGATAAGAAAGTCAGAGACGAAGTAATTCTTCAAAATTGTAATTATCATCATATTGGTTGCGACGTACCAAATGAAAAAGCTACATGGGTTGAAGAAATATCTGGCGAGTCCATTGATGCTTATGAAAAAGAGATTATAGACGCCGAATATCATTTCAATCGAAATTTTACGATGAGAGGATATGCTTCTCTGAATGAATTCTATGAATTTCTTGGTCTGCCACAAACTGAATATGGCGATTCTGTTGGATGGACAACGACTGACGGTATTTATTGGGTAGACTTTGAGCATCGGATTGTCAACAATGGTGACGATGGCGGTTGTTGTGTCTATTCGATATGGCCGATATTTGAGCCATCTGCGGACTACTTGGAAGAATGGACATAAATCGCAAAATTCGCAACTCCTATAGTGAAAGAATAATTAGGAGGTATTTATTATGAAAATGAAAGATGCAATTAAATTAGGTATTGGATTCTATATTGGTAAGGAAATAGCGGGTGCCTTGGACGCACATTGTGAATCAGCATGCTTCAAAGTAATTGGCAAACTTCAAGATGTAAGTCTTAGTTGTTTAAACGATTATGATAGAAAGTTGATGTTTGACAAATATTGTGGTGGAGGTAGAAACTATTTTGGAACCAAATACAAAAAACCAACAGTAACTAATAAAAATCCTATCGGTTTCGTATAAGATTTTATTTATTCAGACAATTAGGGGAGTCCTATCAAGGGCTTCTCTTTTTTTTTATAAGAAAGGAGATTATATTTTATGAAACTCAACAAATTATTGGATTATGCAATTCTCGGAGTAGGTGCTGCTGTAGTGGCAATTATTCAGCAGGCAGTGACTGAAAGAGAAATCACGGCACAGATTGATGAACGTTTTACAAAGGAGGAAACGAACAATGATTAAATTACCAAAAATCAAATTAAACAATGCAGGAAAAGTATTTGTATCTAGCACTAAGAAAAATGCGCCGATTATTATGGCAGTTGTTGGTGTAGGTGGTATGGGTATTGCTGTATATTCAGCTTATAAAAATGGTCCTAAAGCTCTCAACGCATTAGAAGCCGAGAAGAACCGAATCAATGATGAGCGTTATGAGAAAGCTAAAGAACGAAATTATGAAGGATTCGAAGAGATCGACAAACTTCCTATCAAAGATACTATCAGAGTTACGTGGAAATATGTCGTTCCGACAGTAGCCATATTTTGTGGATCGGCAGCATTGATATTTGGAGGTAATCATATTTGGGCAAAGAGAAATGCGGTTTTAGCTGCCGGTTATGCAGTATTAGATAAAGCTTATCAAGAATACACATCTAAAGCAGTAGAAGTTCTCGGTGCAGATAAGGAAAAAGAGATTAGACAGGCTGTTGCTGAAGAGCATGTTAAACAAAATCCTGTTGAAAATAGAGAAGTTATTATAACTGATCACGGTGAAACTCTTTGTTATGATATGCTGTCAGGAAGATATTTTAAATCTAGTAGAAACCAGATAGACAGGATTATCAATATTTTAAATGCACGAATGCGTGATGAAATGTTTATTTCACTGAATGAACTTTATTTGGAATTAGATATTCCGCCAGTTGAGATAGGAAATGAATTTGGTTGGGATATTGACAACGGTTACATCGAGGTTGCTTATGATACAACGTTGGCTTCCGACAGTACAGATCGGAAGAGCGTCGTGTAGG